AGTTTCAGTTGTCCACGCGGCCCAACTGTAAGAAATAGCACCAATTCCCGTAACAACAGCAGTGAAAAAAATAACAACAAATTGCTTCATTAACACTTCCACCGCTTTCTAGCTTGTCGCAAACGACTGTTAGGGTCTTTAGCCGCCTTTGGAAATTTCTTCATTTGTCCAGCAGAACGAGCGCAGAAGGACTTGCGCCGCTTGGCATCTTTGCTGCCTTTTTTGACTTTACCAGTAACCGCTGTTTTTAATTTAGAGCCGGGATTTTTACGTCTATAAGCTGCGACACCAGCTTTAGTCATTCCCGCCCCAGACTTAGTGGAGCGGAAATTCTTTTTATTGCGCTTCGGCATTTTATCCGAACGTTTAGCCATACTCTTTCCGCATCGACATAATGATAGTATATGTATCTGCGCTAGTGTGACCTACAGTTGTGAACAAAACGTCCCCATCTTTTCCACTACCAGCATTGTTAGTTAACCCACCAAAAGCTGTATAGTCGTGATGACCACTTTGGTTTTCGCCAAGCTCAATACAAAACACATTAGTAGAGGCATTGAAAAGTATTTGTACCTTCATTCCAATGCACTGCCACCATATTTTTTCTATGGTGACACCTGTGCAGGCATCACCACGGGCATTTGCAGCCAATGCACTAACGTCTACTTTCACTACAGCAGACTCGCCTGACCCATCAGAGACATTGGTAAACTTCTGAACGACCATTTTCTGACCGTCCTGAATGGTTTGAGTAGCTACAGCATCAGCCATTACGCTCTCCTATTACGCTATTTGAACGTATTCAATAATGAACGTGAACGAACCAGCCGTTGTTGCGTCTACTGTGTTGGTGATGTTGCAGAAAATAGTTCTTGCTGTATCTGTATATTGAACAGAAGCTGGGGCTGTTGTGCCATCTTGCGTCTGAAGAACTAAGCTAGTCACAGTTACGTTGTGTGCAACAACTGTTGTGCCGCCATCTAAGATTTCATCAGTTTGAGCCGCAACGATTTGTGCGCCAGAGCTAGATGTGCCAACTTCATAACCAATATCACCTGTTCCAATGACGGGAGCAACATCACAGAAAATCTTAATGTCAGTGATTATTGTGTTTGCAGGTTGCGTAAACTCACCAATCGCGGGGCTATCCCCTGCGGTGGTATTTACTGTAACGCCAGTGGCAAAGCCAACGTGCTTTACATATTTGTTTGTAACAATACCAGTAGACGCGGTGCTTGCCACAGTGGTTTCTGTACCTGTTGTGGAATCTGTAGAAATTATTTGGAAACCGTTTTCAGACCGTACTGGTCCTGAAAATGTAGAATTACCCATGATTATCTCCTGTCTTGGGTTAAGTCAGACGCCCATTGCGCCTGTCAGGGATAACCAAATAATACACAACAATTAAAAAAAAGAAAGGGGGCAGTTAAACCGCCCCCAATCAAAACCAAACATTTGTTCGGGTTACGCTCCGGGTGAACCGAATACGCAACGTGGGTCCGAGAAACCAAATGAATAACGCTCACGCGCCTTAAAGCGCATGTTGCCTGTATCAAAGTCTGCTTCCATGTTTGTTTGCATGGGAGAACGCTCAAAGTGCTTGAAGCCATTTGGCGCGTCAGTCTTCAGGAAGAACGCATCAGTATCGGTCAAGAAGTGGTTAACAGTGTAACCCTCTGGAACCATACCCATGTTCTTTGTCGCGTTAATGTCATTGTCAGATGTGCCGGGACGCAAGGTCGATTCCAACAGACGATCTGCAATAAACTGAAGCTGCGGTGGAATAATCAGCTTAGTGCCACGAAGGGCAATAATCATATTCCGCTCATCAACAAACGCTGAAATGTCGATAAGGGCATTTTCCAGCGAAGTTTCATTGAGGTCAGCAGCAGTGGACGGTTCGTTACGGAAAGTTCCGCCCTGTGCAAGTGGGTGTGCTGTCGAACAAAGTTCTACACCATCACCACCTGTAAATGACGAATTAAAAGCGTTGTTAAGAACCGCAGCGGCTTTAACTTGCTTTGAATGCGCCATAGAACGGGCAAGGGCTTTTGTGTAACGAGCGCCAAGACGATCATACAGATTGTCTTCAATCGCTTCTTCAGTCAGAGCGAATGCCAGCGCAACCGTTTCATGGGTGTAACGAGCGGTGTACGCTTCGTTAGCATCATCAAACGATACTCCTGCACCTTCGGTTTTTGTGGGAGCATTCCCAAAACCTGACAGCATAACTTCTTCTTCGAACGCACGATCTGACGTTTCAGTATCAAAGATTTCAGCATGCTCATCATCGTAACGGTTGTATTCCATTCCGAAAAGTGCATTCAGCCCCGGTTCTAGCTCTTTAGCTAATTGTGAACGAGAAATTGCCATTATTTAGCTCCTTACGCTAACCCAGCGCCTTTAACGCCGAATATATGGTTTTGAATGACGCAATACACGTTGGTATTAGCAGAGCTTACATCGCTATTTTCTGGGTCTTCAGAAATATCGATCACTTTTAGAGACAGCGTAGTTGCTGTGCCACCGTCAGTGACTTTTAATTCAGAACCAGACACACCACTTTTGGTGCTACCAGCAGATGTATAAACAACATCAAAGTTGCCTAGCAAGTCAGCTATTGGGAATGCCGCATCACATTGGATTTCAAAAACAACCATAGGGTCATCAATGATAAACGCAATAATGTCAGAAGCATTTGTGCTTGCAGGATAGTAATTGCTAAATACTTGCTCACCCGAAGTTGGGTCAGTGTATTTACAACCATTGAACACGCCAACAATAGGTACTGTTCCGCCATCAGCGTGTATTTCTACACCGCCACCTGTGACTTGGGCTACCATGTCACCTTGGAAGATTGAAGTACCATAATTTGCGGCGATACGATAACGGTTTTGTCCACCAGTGAACGGGGTTCCCCCAATTCTCTTTACGGGACGAAGACCGAATGCAGCGTCTTGATTCGCCATCGTTAATCTCCTTATTTACCTCTTGAGCCAAAGCTCACAGAGGATTTACGTTGTGGTGCCATCTTTGGCATAAGAGCGTTGTTTTCCCGCATCCAATCGCGGTCAACAGCGTCCATTTGATTTTGTGCCACAGTGTCAAAGTGGCGGTTCCGCTGCTCAACTAATTCTACAGGGATTCGGGCCAGAACCAAGCCGCCAACACCAATGGTGCCTGCGTTTCTTCCTTCATCAACTACCGGGCCAACATAATCTGGGTACTCTTCAGCGCGAACAAGTTCCCATCCCTCTTGCCGTTTCTTATGAACGTTAGTCTTATCATCGTATTCCAAGACAGATTCACGAATCCATCTATGTTTAAAGCCAATAGGCGGCTCTGGTGCGTCCAAGGCTGAACCGGGTCGCCATTGCTGAATACGCTCTGCGTTTTCCCGTGATTCTGAATCACGCGCTGACCTAGTTGCCATGTTATTCTCTCCTGTTTTCAATTTTTAGAACTTCTTTTGCATAAAGCTCCAAAGGTATCCGCATCTTATTGGCAAATGCGACTTGCCCCGGCGTTAGTTCCACCGTATTTTTCCGCCCAGATTTTAATGACCGTCCATTACTAGACGCAGGTGTAACAACTTGGGCGTTTTTTTGTTTCACCTGAAACTTATGTGGCATTTCCTTGCGGATACGCTTGTCTATTTCAGAATAATATTCGTCGGTAGTAGGGTCGAACCCTTCCTCACCAACAATTTGATTGTGTATGGCTGTAGCCGCAGCTTTCATAACGTTGTCTTTTTCAAACCAATCGTTTTTAGACAACCACTTTTCCAACTTAGGGTCAGCCGCTTGTCTTTGCTGCTGTTGTGGTTGTTGCTGTCGTTGCTGCTGTTGCTCTGCCTCATACTGGCGCTGCTGATCTTCGCGTTTAGCCTTGGCAGTTTGCAGTCGAATGCGTTCCTTTTCGATAGCAACTTGCGATAAAGCTGACTGCGCTTCAGCAACCTTTTCATAATCACCAGCTTCATGCGCTTCTGTCAAAGCGCGTTTGGCTTGCTGTTCCTGAGATACAACACGGCCCTCATACTCAGACCTATACCCTTGGTCTAACTGCTGAAGCCTAGCTTTCATTTGCTGGTTTTCTTGGTGAACTTGCTGTGCGTATTGAACTGCAGCTTCAGCCTCTTCTGTTGCAGCTTTACGCCGTGCAGTTAGCTGGTTAATGCGCTTCTTTACGCCTTCACTATAGCTTTCAAGTTCGTCATCGCCATCTGATGATTTACGAACTTTTGTTCGGGTTTCATCAGAATTACTGTCTGAATCAGCGGCTTCAACAGCAGATGATTCCTGATTGTCCTCTTCAAGTTCAATGGTAGTGCCGTTGAACTCTTCGTTTTCCATGCTTTCTTCAGCCATAGACATTTCCTTAGCTCCCTAACTTTCTATACATACGAAACATCTGTTGGGTCAAGTATTGTGGCTATAATATTGTCGTCATTTATGATTCTGACCTCAAGACCATCCACTTTAAACCTATTCCCAGCATATCTTCCTATAAGAACCCAGTTTTTCTCCTGACAATAAGAGCCACTTGGGAACTTTTGTTCGTCTTTATAGGCATCCGGGCCTAACTTAACTACATAAGCTGACACAGTAGCGAATGACTCACGCTCTCTAGTTTGGTCAGGGATATACAAGCCGCCTTTTGTTTTGGCGCTAGGGTAATACGGAATAATTAATATTCGATACCCAGTGGGCTGCGGTAAACGCTCAAGTACGGAAGGCTCAATGTTAGATGGATCATCAACATTTTTATTATCCTCTTCAGTCCCTTGCGTTTTAAAAGCGTTTTCTATCGGTTTGGATAGTTTTGTTTTCCTAGCTGCTTTCGCAACATGGTCAGGAACATACAATTTTTTAGTCATCTTCTAACTCTATGCCTTTCATCGCGGTTTTAATTAAATCTTCGCAGTAGGTCATTCCGCGTATTTCGCCTACAAGATAACGGTACTCATCCCAAGATGAGGCCGAACCGTCCGCAACTCGGTCTTTCAACCTAGAATCACGCTCACGTATTTCTTTCAACAGATATTGTGCTAGATGTGCAGCGTCCATACTTGTCTCCCTGCACACATAGTATGCAATTATACGGGATACGCAAGTATTGTTAGTAAAAAGCTATAAAACCCCTATAAATCTTTGGGGTCTTGCTATTCTACTAAACTTTTTTAAATATCTTGGCTTTGTTCTTGGTGGTTTTTTTAACTGCTGGGTTGGAATTTTTTTTGGTTTCATCCTCCAGATCGGAAGA